GCCGGCGGCCGGAGCGATCCTCGCCCCGGCCGCCACCTTCACCGGCACAGCGGTCATCATCCTGGCCAGCGGCAGCACCGGCATCCACATCTCTGACCTGTGGCTGAACTGCACTGCCTCCCCGGCGAGCGTCGACGGGATCGCCACCACCGGCGCCGGCGCCGCCGGCATCTACATGCAGAACGTCGGCATCTACAAGGCAACCGGCACCGCGTTCGCCGCATACGGCGGCGACGGATGGAACCTGGTCACCTGCCTCGCCCAGAACTGCACCGGACAGGGTTTCAACCTGCCGATAGCCGACTCGACGTACATCAACTGCCACGCCCAGTCCTGCACCGGCGACGGATGGACAGTCGGCGCGAACATCCGCCTGGTCGGCTGCCGCGCCGACCTGAACGCAAACGGATTCACGATCAACGCCGCAGACGGCGGCGGATACCTCGACACAGTAGTCCTCACCGGGTGCAGCACCCAGCGGAACAACCACAACGGCCTGAACGTCGTCAACACCAGCGCCACAGGCTACGGCTTCCGCGACCCGGTCGTCGCCACCGCATGCAGCTTCGCCGGCGACGGCGTCAACGGAGGCGCCGGCGGCGGAGGATACGCAGGCGTCGCCGTATCCGGGTGCAACACCGTCGACCTGGCCGGGACAACCGTGCTCACCGGAACCGTCGACGTCGCCGGCGGATGCCCCGCATATGCGATCAGCACAGCCGTCCAGGGCAGCAGCAACGCGCCGCCGACCCTGATCCAGGTCAACGGCGGCGAGCTCAACGCGATCACCGGCCTGGTGAACGACACAGCCGCAATGGGCGCCCGCGTGCGCATCTCGCCGATGACAAGCTACGTCCTCGGCTCGGGCTACCAGAACGGGTCAGGCACAGTCCAGACCTACCCGGTGCTCAACGCCGAGTTCACCGGCGCCCAGCAGGAAATATTCACCCAGCCAGCCGGATGCGTTGCCACGACAATGTCCCGCGCCCGCTGCGCCGGAGCCATCCCCGGCGGCGGAGCAGGCAGCGCGCAGCTGACCTCGGGAACCCTGTACATCCGGTCAATCGGCATCCTCGCCGGAACACTGATCAGCAACATCACGTTCCTCACTCATGCGCAGGCCGAATCAGGCGGATCAAACGGCTGGTACGTCCTCCTTGACCAGAACATGAAAGTCCGGGCCGTCACCGCCGACCAGACATCTGCAACGTTCTTCGCCGCCTCCACCATGACGACACTGCCGGTCGGCGTTGCGTACCGGGCAACCTATACCGGCCTGTTCTACGTCGGCATCTGCGTCGTCGCCACCGGGATGCCGTCCATAGCAGGAGACGGCGCCATGGCTGCCGGCTCCGCCGGCCCGGCCCCGGTGTTCTGCGGGTCATCCAGCACCGGCCAGACCACTCCCCCGACGGTCGGAACACAGATGGCCGCGGCCAGCGGCAACGGGAACTTCAACTTTTACGCCTACCTCAGCTGAGCGACCGTCCTCGGAGGTGCATGGCCAACCTGAAGTATGTGGGCCCGTACGAGCAGGTTTTCCCGCTCGTCCAGGGTCTCACCTCCGGCACCCTCGTCCTCACCCCCGGCAAAACCTACGACTTCGGCGACGAGCCAGCCCCCGGCCCCGCCTGGTGGTGGCAGCCGCCCCCCGTATCACCGTTCCCGGCATCAGAGTCCTCGATCACCGAAGCAACCCCGGAGGACTGACCCATGGCGCTCACCGTCCCCACCACAGTCTTCCCCTCCGAAAGACGGTCACTCGGCTACGCCAAGGAAGTCACCCCCGGCGTCCCCGTCCTCCCCACCTCGACGATCCCCGTCAAGGGATTCATCCCCGAGGACAAGCCGATCTTCCTGCCGGACGAGTCGCTGCGCAGCGCAATGGCGAGCAATTACGGGATGATCGAAGGACCCAGCTACGGTGACTTCACCTTCGACGCAAGCCCGGTATACGGGGATACGATAGGTGCGCAGCTGCTGAATCTCCTTGGCGATTACACGGTCACCGGCACTGCCGCAACGCCGACATGGACGACCAGCGGCAGCCTTTCTCCCGGCGCGGGACCCATCCCCGTCGTCACCGGATCCGCCGCGGTCGCTGGCACGTTCATCCAGGTCGACGTCGCACCCAACGCCGAGGTCGTTACCGTCGACAGCGCATCCACCACCACCAGCATCGTCATCAGCGCCGCGACGCCGCTCCGGTTTCCCCATGCCAGCGGCGTGGACGTCATCACCGTCGTGGCACCGTTCACCCACGTGTTCTCGCTGCTGAACGGTACCGGGAACTGCCAGCCGCCTACGCACACTTTCGCGGATATGAACTTCATTCCCGCAAATAAGGCGAGATTGTTTCCTTATTCCTGTTTCAGTGAGATAGTGCTCACCGGCAACGCGGAAGGGTTCTTTACCTGGTCTGGAAAGGCGATGGGGTTCCGCAGCCAGCTTCCCGTCAGCGTCCCCACCGTCAACGTCTCCACCGTTCCCGCCGAGCCAGCATGGAATTCCACGGTCGGCATCGGCGGACCCATCTCCACCAGTCAAATTTATGACATCGGGGAGTGGGAGATCACTATAAGCCGTGAATGCCAGGCATTCTATACGGCGAACGGTCAGCAATCACCCTATATCATAGGGCGCGGGAAGTGCTCGGCGGCAGGTAAGATCAACTTCAGTCCGACGATCGATGAGTCCCCTTTGACCTATTTGCTCAGTAATGCGCAGCCGCAACTCCAGATTTTGCAGCAGAATCCGGCCACCTCAGGCACTAACACCCTGCAGATCGACGTCAATACCTGCGTCTTCACAGCCGCCGTGATCGAGCCAAGCAAGGCCCTGCTCGGATACGCGAACAATTTTGAAGCCACCGCCAACACAACCAACGCAGGACAAAGCGCTGGCTACAGCCCGCTTAAGGTGACTGTAGTCAACGGAATTCCTTCCTATTAGATCCCTCCCAGAGAGGTACATGTGGGCGCTAAGGAAGACAGGGCGGAACTGCTAGCCGAGCTCCGTGATCTCCGGAACGAGGTACGGCAGCTGCGCGAGGCACAGGCGGCGCATACGTGCATTCACTGGCCGCCGCCAGTGTGGTACCCATCGCCGTATGTCCTGCCCCCGCCGGCGCCGACGCTAGTGCCGTGGCAGCGGACGCCTACGATCACCTGCACGACCGCCGGCACGAGCCCTGACCTCACCATGTCCAGAACTGCCACCACCACCTATGTGACCAGCTGAGGAGCGCATGTGCTACGAGTTGACCTGCCCGGAGGCCAATGGGCAGACATAAAACCCGCCGAAGACCTCACCGGCGAAGACGAAGTCAAAGTCATGGCTGCCATCCCGATCAAGCGCAGCGGCCAGCAAGACGACACCGACGTCCGCACCGACGGCAGTTCCACGTCGGCGATGGAATATGCGATGCTGGCCCGGGTGATCACGGCATGGTCGCTGCCGCAGCCGATCAACGTGTCGAATATCCGGTCGCTGCGCCTGTCGCAGCTCCGTCCGCTGAAGGAAGCTGTCCGGCCGCATTTCGCGGAGTTGCAGAATGACCCAAACTCCCTGAGCGGTGGCGAGACCGCTACCGGCTGAAGTGGCTGCTTGAGGGCAAGAAGTCGGAACTGCCGTCTGATCTGAACTGGTTTGATGTGCAGTGTCTGGCGTTGTATGCGCGCGGGTGGACGTACCGGGATATCTGTGAGCTTCCGCTGCGGCACTGGCGGTATCTGCCGACACTCTGGGAAGTGGTCGGCGAGAGCCAGAAACCACCCAGGCAAAGCTGAGGCGGTGACCGCATGGCCACGTTCGCGCAGTCCGCTGCTGCGGTTGAGGGTCTGGCGAAGCGCGCGTCTGCTGGTGCGGAGGCTGCGGCGAATGCGATGGCCGACGTGTTCAAGCCTGCGGTGCAGGAGAAGCTGACAGCACGGCGGCATCCGTTCGCGACGAAAACGCCGTCTGCTCCTGGTGAGCCCCCGGCTGCGATCTCCGGGGCTCTGGCCGGGTCGATGCTGAATACCCCGGCGATTGAGGTTGGTGTGGCGACGTGGGAGGCGAAGTCGGGTCCGACGATCCGGTACGCCCGGATTCAGGAGCTTGGCGGGGTGATGACTGGTCATCCGCTGATGCACTGGCGGGAGGATGGTGTGCCGCACTGGTCGCATCAGCATGCGTTGCCGCCGCGGCCGTACATGCTCCCGACTGCTGAGGAGTTGTGTGATTCCGGGGTTCTGGGGGATGCGGCGGCGGCTGCGTTCGAGGCAGTACTCGGGTAAAGCGGACAAATGCCACATTACCTAGAGCCGATCATCCAAAATTTGTTGGGCGACGCCTCGTCATACGTCGACGCCATGCACGCTGCTGCCAAGGCAGCGCTCGAAGCCGCCGCCGCGAACGACAATCTCATCAATTCCATTCACGACGTTGACGCGATGCTTGAGGACGCTGCGGCTACGGCCCGGCTGTCAGCGTCTGGGCTGAATGATTTCCGCGACGCCGCCGCGACTACGGGTGCTGCTTTGGATGGTGTCGCGAACCGCGTGAATGATATGCGCGACGCCATGGTGTCTGCTGATGCTGCGGTGACGTCGATGAACACTCGGCTGGGGGATCTGGCGGCTAAGTCTGTTTATACGATGATGGCGCTGGCGGCGCTGGATGATGAGCTTGATAAGAAGAAGGCGGCGCTGGCGGGTGCGGGGCTGGATGCGGCGGCTCTGGCTCTGGCGCTGAAAGGCCTGCAGGTTGCGTCGAAGGACTCTGGTGATGGTGCTGCCAGGTCGGCGGCCGGGTTCCGGTTGTGGGGGACTGGGATCCGGCTGACGGGGACGGCGATTCACTGGCTGGTTGCGGGGACGGCGGAGTTTCTTGCGGTGGCGATCCCTGCGACTGTCGCCGGGGCGGCGTGGGCTGCGGTGTGGCTGCAGGGTGCTACGAACGTGGCTCAGCATATGCAGGCGGTTTACACGGCTACTGAGGCGACGTCAGCGATGTTCCATACGACAGCCGGGCAGGCTGTCGGCCTCGGGAACGCTCTGCAGAAGGCGCAGGACGCGGCGAACCCGGATGTGTACCAGGCGCTCGGCGGTGTGATCAACACG